CTAAGCCTGACAAAGCATATACATTACGATTTAACATTGTTGATAGAGGAGACCCGTTTACTCTTGACGCAGATAAACTAGTTGTGCCTTCATTAGCAGTAGTGCAGTACGCAGTGGCTTTATCTTCTCGTGAACGTGGAGAGACAGGCGGTACTTCAGCACAGGAACTATTTGCTTTAGCGGACACTACGTTAGCAGATGCAGTAGCGTTTGATGCCGCTAGATTCCCTTCTGAAACTGTATGGACACCTTGCTAATGGCACAACAACTACAGAACATTACAGTACAAGCCCCAGGATTTGCGGGCATTAACAGTCAGGATTCACCTGTATCTATTGACCAGTCCTTTGCGGCTACCGCTAGTAACTGTATCATGGATGAATATGGACGTATAGGGGCACGTAAGGGCTATACGGAAGTATCTACTGATTCTAGTACAGCTACGCAGTTAGGCACTAGTAGAGGCGTAGAAGCTGTACACGAGTACGTTAAACGTGATGGGACTAAGACAGTATTCTCTGCGGGTAACAATAAAATATTCACAGGCACTACAACCTTAACACCTGTAACGCTTCCTGTAGGCTATACAATAACAGCTAACAACTGGAAGATAATTACATTTAACAATGACGTTTATTTCTTCCAACGTGGTCATAAGGCATTAAAAAGTACAGCAGGAAGTACTACTCTTGTAGAAGTAGTAGATGGCTCACACTATGCTCCTGAAGCTAACGAAGTTATAGGTGGCTTTGGTAAACTATGGGCGGCTGATGTATCAGGTAATAAACATACTGTATATTGGTCAGACACTCTTATTGGTATCAACTGGCACGGTGGCACATCAGGTTCATTAGACCTTACTAATGTATTCCCTAGCGGTGACGATGAAGTTGTCGCCTTATCTGTATTTAATAACTTTTTAGTTATATTCTGTAAGCGTTCAATTATTGTTTACTCAGGTGCTAGTAGTCCTGCTAGTATGGTACTACATGACACTGTAGAAGGCGTGGGTTGTATTGCTAGAGACTCCGTACAGCACACAGGTACTGACATTATATTCTTATCTGAAGATGGTGTACGTAGCTTCGGTAGGACTATACAAGAAAAGTCAATGCCTATGCGTGACATTAGTAACAATGTACGTACTGAGTTAACTGCGTTAGTTAGGTCACAGCTTAACCCTATTAAGTCTATCTATAGCGCAGATGAAGCATTCTACTTGTTGTCTCTACAGGACAGTCAGACTGTATACTGCTTTGATATGCGCACTACTTTACCTGATGGAGCTAACAGAGTAACTACATGGGCAAGTGTTAACCCGCGTAGCCTAGCGTTACTACAGGACGGTAGTGTTTACTTTGGTAGGGAAGATGGTATATTTAAGTATGAAGGCTATCAGGACAATGGCTCTTCTTATTTGATGTCGTACTACAGTAACCCACTAAATTTCGGTAACTCTACTAACCTTAAGTTTCTTAAGAAGTTTAACATTACAGTTATTGGTAACGTAGCTTCTAAAACTACACTAGCGTGGGGTTATGACTATGATGGTGGGTTTACTAAGAAAGCCTTTAGTACTGACTTAACTAACACACCTATATCTGAGTTTAATATAGCTGAGTTTAGCATAGGTAAATACACAATAGGCATAGACATACAACGTCCTAAGATTAACACAAGCGGTAGTGGGACTGTAGTAACCATAGGTATCGAATCTACTATTGATGGCGCACCTTATTCAATACAACAAATAGATGTACACGCTCTACTAGGGAGATTAATTTAAATGAGTAACTATACGATAACAACTAACTTCGGAGCAAAAGATAGTCTTCCTTCAGGTAACGCGGGTAAGGTAATTAAAGGCTCTGAGTTTACAACTGAATTTACAAATATACAGACAGCAGTAGCCACTAAGGCTAATATAGTTTCACCCACGTTTACTGGTGCAGTTACCTTTGATGCCGCAGTTACCGTAAACTCTACGGCTACAATCACGGGCGACTTAGCTGTAGATACTAATACATTGTTTGTTGATGTGTCTGAAAATAAAGTAGGTATAGGTACTGATAGTCCTGATTATGCGTTAGATGTAGATGGTACGATTGCCTCAAGAGATGCTTATTTGATTACAGCTAACTCAAGCGGAACTCCTTCAGCAGGTGCGTTTATGTTTAGACCTGCTAGTAATACATTAGCGTTAGGTACAAACTCTACAGAACGTATGCGCATTGACTCACTAGGCAATGTAGGTATAGGTACCAATAACCCACAGAGAAAGCTACACGTTCAAGATGGGGATATTCGCATTGAATCTACTTACCCTCGCTTGTACCTTACAGATACTGACCACAACTCAGACTATTCAATTATTAACAGCAACGGTTCTTTCCTTATTTATGATGATACTAATGCTAGTAATCGTATGGTTATCGACTCATCAGGCAACGTAGGTATAGGTACTACAACAGTAGGTCAGTTTGCTTCTACAAATGTTGGCTTAACAGTCGATAGCGGCAACGATTACTCTGGTATTGCTATGACTGATGGTTCAACCACGTCAACGCTTGCTCAGGGTTTTAGCACGACATATCTGTACAACCAAGCAAACGGCTCTATGCTTTTCGGTACTAACAACACAGAACGTATGCGTATTGCCGCAAACGGCAACGTAGGTATAGGTACTACTAGTCCTGACTCAATTCTTGATGTAGTTGGTGCAGACCCAATTTTAACTATTAGAGATACTTCTACTTCGGGTTCAGATTCACACGCAACGTTGAGGCTTGCGGAGTCAGGTGCATCTGACAGTTTAAATTTACATTATGATATTTCACTTGACGAAGGACACTTAACTTTTAATTACGACAACAATGGAAGCAACGCAACAGAACGTATGCGCATAGACTCATCAGGCAGAGTTGGTATAGGTACTAGTAGTCCTTATGTTAAAACTGAAATAACTGGCGGTGACTTGGCTGTAGGTGGTGGGGCAGGAGCTAGTAACTTAGGTTTCGAAATAAAAGGCGTTCCACTTTCAGCAATACCTTCAGCACAGGCACGTGGCTATGTAGCCACAGCAGATAGTGGGATGGGCACAGCTGGGGATTTGTTGATTGCTCCTAGAACGAATGCAAACGCGAGCGTTCGGTTTATTACAGGAACATCTCCTACAGAGCGTATGCGTATCGACTCATCAGGCAACCTATTGGTGGATACTACTTCTACTGGTGCAACTGGCGGTGGGTTTAGCTTTAGGGCGGGAAGTGTAAATTATATGAACATAGCCCATGCCTCATCAGTCGGACACGGGAATTACTTTGCCGCGTTTAAGCATAACGATACTGTAATAGGCACAATTACTAAAACGAACACTACAGGTGTTTCATATAACACTAGCTCTGATGAACGCCTTAAGGAAAACATCACAGACTCTGCTGATGCAGGTAGCAAGGTTGATGCTATACAGATTAGACAGTACGACTGGAAGGCTGATGGTACACATCAAGACTATGGTGTTATTGCACAAGAGTTAGTTGAAGTTGCACCTGAGGCAGTACATCAACCTGTAGATGAAGAAGACATGATGGGTGTTGACTACAGTAAGTTAGTACCTATGCTAATTAAAGAAGTGCAATCGCTACGTAGTCGTGTAGCAGAACTGGAGAATGTATAATGAGTGACGCAACAAAAAATGCAGCGACATCAGCTTTAGGAGGTCTTGGCGGTCTCCTCGATGCAGGAGTAAACGCGGCGGCGGCTTATGGAGTTAGTAAAGCTTTTGATAGCTCTATTGCAGATGTAAGAAGCATGGGGACAACAGCACAAACAGATGCAGAACTTTTAGGTTCTCAGCTAGCATCAGATACGGAGTTTCAACCGTTTACTGTAACTACTGGCACAGGGACTACTAAAGCAACGGATGAAGGCGGTTTTACTACTTCTCTCAGTCCTCAAGCTCAGGCTTTACAGACGGGAGGACTAACAGGAGCACAGAATTACCTGTCTGCTATTGGTCAAGACCCTATGTCTACAATGTTGGCTAGTCAGGCTCTACAAGCATATCAAGGATTAGGACCAAGCGCATTAACGGGTTTAGGCGTTGCAGATTATCAGGGTATCGGTCAAGACCCTATGCAACAGGCGTTGCTTGCTCAAGCTAGTCGTGGTTTTGCAAACATAGGTACTGACCCTAGACAGCAAGCATTGTTATCTCGTGCTGATACTGCCTTTAGTAGAGCAGGTGTAGACCCTAGTGTAGCACAGGCTGAGATTTATAATCAGATGAGAGCCGCCCAACGTCCTGAAGAAGAACGTCAGTCTTTAGCCTTAGAAGAGCGTATGTTGGCTCAAGGTCGCGGTGGTATTAGGTCAGCGGCATACGGTGGTTCTTCTCCAGAGTTACTAGCGCAAGAGACTGCTAGACAAGAGGCAATGGCTAGAGCAAACTTAGGGGCTAGGTCACAGGCTATGCAGGAACAACAACAAGCCTACGGTCAGGGTCTAGGTTTCTTAGGTCAAGCGTCAGGTATGCGAGCGCAGGAATTAGCTGAAGCCTCTGGATTACTAGGAGCAGGTTATACTCCACAGCAAATGGAATTATCTAAAGCACAGGCACGCTTTGGTGCGGGTATGACTCAGGAACAAGCAGACTTAGGAAGAGCACAAGCCCTACAAGGAGCAAGTTTCTTACCACAACAACAAGACTTAGCTATGGCTACAGGCTTAATGGGTATAGGTTATACTCCAGAACAACAATCACTAGCGGCTTTAGGTTATGGCTTAGAAGGCGGCAAGTTAGCCCTAACAGGACAAACAGCAGGTGCAGAGTTCGAAGGTCAGTTAGGTCAAGTTGGTCTACAAAGCAAGATACAAGCAGAGCAAGTAGCCGCAATGATGGACCAAGCCCGTATAGAAGGTTTGTTTGATGCAATTGTAGGTGATGGTTCAGCAGGCGGCGGTGGAATTATAGGCTCTGTGATAGATGCTTTTTAGTTAACAAAAATACCGATAAGAAGGATTAATAAAAATGGCTAGAAGAGATATAGCAGGATTATTGACAGGAATACCTAGCAGTGGTGGCGGTAGCTTTGCTGACGTAATGACACGCAGTGCTGGTAAAATGGGCGGTCTAATGGGCAGGTACGGTAAGGGTGTTTTTACAGGGGATTCCCGTAGCAACGAACAAAGACTAGCGGACAGTATTAAAAACTTTGATAGTGCAACACCTGAGGCTCAGAAAGATTTAATAGGTAGACTTCAGGCTAGTGGTGAAAGCTCTGTGGCGGCTCAACTTCTTGGTCAGTTAAAGGAAAATAAAGTAAAACAAGCTAATGACCAAAGACGAGAAAACATGATTGCTCAGTCAAATAGTTTAGGTTTGCAGGAAACTTCTACTCTTTTGACAGACGGTGGTAGTTTGGATAAAGGTGCTGAAGATATAAGAAAAGCACAAGAGGCTAATATACTTAAAAAACAAGGGCGTAAGGGTAAAGTAGCAATAGCTAATAGCCGTAACGTAGGAGCGTCTGTGCTTAAAGCTATAGGGCAAGGTGAATATGATTCCTTAAGCAGTGAAGATTTTCTTAAAGTACTCTCAGGTGAAAAAGCACAACTTAAAGTATATACAGATTCTAGCGGTCAAGCAAAACCATTCCGTGTAAATGAGTCAGGTAAAGTATATAACAAAGACACAGAAAAGTGGGTTATGCCTTCTGAGTTAGGTCTGACACAAGCCGCACAGCTGACTAGAACAATTACTGATGCTGATAGAATATCTAGTAAGCTAAGAGACAAGGCTACAGATAACTTTTTTGTTGCTAATGAAAAAGCACTTGGAGCGCAAAAAGTATTAGAAATTAATGCTAACTCTCGTTCATTGATGGAGGAGGGTATTATTACTGGAGCAGGGGCTAATTTCTTATCAGGTATGGCTAGTATTGGTGTACAGTTAGGTATTGTACCTCAGGGTGTTGAAGATACGTTAGTAGCTACTCAAACATTTATGGCTGAACGAGGCAAGCAAGTCCTTGCGTTGTTAGGCTCAGGAGATGTTGGTGCGGGTACTGGTATTTCGGATAAAGATGTTCAGTTTATGAAGGAAGTAGCAGGTCAGCAAATTACGCTTAATAAAGAAACTTTAGCACGTATTATGCGTATTGAAGAACAAGCCGCTAGGAATGCTATTGCTACAAGTAACTCACGTTTAGAAGTAATGAAGCAGTATGTTGGCGCAGACGAAGACTCTGCTCTATTGGATACGTTCTTTGTGCCTTTACCGCCACCTTCTTCTCAAAAATATGAACCATCAGATTTGACAAATAAGTATTTGCAAGAGGCTAGACAACGTACTCAAAATCCACCGCGTATGCAAAGTATAGTACAAGACCCAAACGCAAGTTTAATAAATAATGCAAAACAAAGTCCATTACTTAGGTAGGGTTTATAATGCAAACTGAAGAATATACAAGAGACGAGTTGTTGTACGCTTTAGACTTAGCTGACAGCAAACAAGATGGGTTAGCGGTTGATAGGCTTACAGAAATGCTTGACGAGTTTGACAAGTCTCAAGGCTATCAGCCTGAAGAGTTTGTTTCCAAAGAGTCTTACAGAAAAGTACTAGCGGACGCAGGTAAAACAGTAGATGACTTACCTGTGTTTTTAGAAGAGTTAAAACAAAAGGAAGAAGCAGGTACGTTGTCCAATAGAGAACGTGGTATTTATGGCGCGTTAAGCGGTAGAGGTGGACTAGGTACTGGTCTTGATTTGGTAGGGACAGGTATAAGCCTTTCGGCTAGAGAGGTTAGCAAGTTTATACCTGACAGTGTAGAAAAGAAAGTTGTTGACGGTGTTACTGACACAGTTAAAAAGCTAGGTGAAATACCTACTGTCCAGAATGCGCTAGAAGCAATTGGCGAAGGCTACCAGTCCTATCTACAGTGGAAGTCAGAAAACCCTAATGATGCTATGGGTGTAGAAAGTATTGTCAACGTAGCTGAAATATTTGCTCCTCCGTTTAAGCGTAAGCCTATTCCAGATAAAACTATGTTCCGCACACAGGCTGACAAACAGCTTGACAGAGCTAGAGAGTTAGAGACTGGACAGCGTAAAGATTACTTACAGAGTTTAATTACGCCTGTATCTACTAAAGCTAATGACGAAGCCCGTGCTAAACGCATGACTCAAAACGCTAAAGGTCGTAATGTTTACAACCCTACTGATGAAGAAAAAGAAATGGTAAACGTATTAAAACGTGTACCTGTCAGTGCTGATAATAGTTTGGTAGGTAACAGAGTTATACTGGACACCGAGATAAACAAAGTCCACAACTCTTTGGTCAAACAGCTAGGTAAATCTAAAGTCAAGTTAAATAAGAAAGAATTAAATACTGAGTTAGAAGGGATTGTAGACGACCTACAGGAAACTAACCCCGTGCTTGTTGGTGATGCCTCGGCAGTAGCTAAAAAGATATTCAACAAAGCACAACAACTATTAGCCAAGTCTGACGGTTCTCCTGCACAGCTTATGCAAGTACGTAGAGACTTAGACAAGTGGGCTAAACAACAAGGCAAAGGTAGCTTTGATGGCAACGAGAACGCATATACAGTAGCACAACGCGCTGTACGTGACTTCCTAAACGAAAAAGTAGCCGATTCTGTACCTGAGACTGCTGTGTTAGATAAACTACGTAAACAACACTTGTTACTACGTGCTAATGACAGA